CACTAATTCCACTTGTTGCCGTTGTTAAGTTACCACTACCATCAACAGATAAGCCTCCTCCAGATGTAATTTGTACGGCTCCTTTTGCACTGGTAGTTGCTATAGGAAGGTTGGCTGCGGTCAAAGCAGTTGCCGCCGTTATCATGCCCTGTGCGTTAAAAGTGATTCCGCTAACTGTTGCGGCTGTAACGCTATTTGACAGAGATAAAACGCCTGATCCGTTAACACTTAAACCAGTTCCAACAGAAACGCCCCCAACAGCACTAGAAGTTGCGACAGGCAGATCTCCTGCTACTAATGCGGTTGTGGCAGTTATCAAGCCCTGTGCGTTATATGTGATCCCAGAACGAGTAGCAGCAGTAATAGTGTTATTTATTCCAAGGTTTCCACTCGCTACGTTTAAAGATCTATCAATATTGCTTGTATTTAGCTTTGCAGCAGTAATCGTTCCATCCCCTATTTTTGTTCCGCTAATTCCACTCGCTACCTTGTCATTTGTGATAGCTGCGTTAGCAACAGCAGCAGTATCTACAGCGTTATCTGCTAGTTCAGCAGCTCCTACAGCATTGGCGGCTATCTTTGCACTTGTAACTGTATTGTCACCAATAGATGTTGCTGAAATAGTTCCATCAAGTTTTGCTGCGTTTATAGCTCCGTCTGCAATCTTGTCCCTTGTGATGGCTCCATTTGCAACGGCCGCAGTGTCCACAGCGTTGTCAGCCAGTTCACTTGCTCCTACGGAATTTGCAGCTAGGTTTCCAGCCGTAATTGTATTTGCAGCTATCTTTGCCGAGGTAATGGCAGCGTCAGCAACAGCATCAGTATCTACGGCATCATCAGCTAACTCTGAAGCAGTTACGGCGTTTGCTGCTATTTGTGCCGCAGTTATAGAATTTCCAGCGATCTTTGCTCCTGCTATATCGCCGTCAGATATATTTAACTTGGCATAAGTAACAGTTGCATTAGATAACTTATCTCCAGTAATACTTCCCGCTAATTGTGCATTAGTAATCGTTCCAGATAAAGAAGAAGCTGGATAATTTGTAGCGTCAGTTAAGTTAAATGCTGGAGTAGTATCAGTTCCACCAAGGGCTATTGAGACTCCTCCAAGGCTTATAGATGTGTTTGCTAATTTAGCATTAGTAACGGCATCATCAACGATTGCAGCAGTATCTACAGCATCATTAGCTAATTCCGAAGCCCCTACAGCGTTCGCTGCTATTTGTGCTGCGGTTATTGAATCTCCTGTTATTTTCGCTCCGCCTATAGATCCATCAGCTAGGTTTAATTTCCCTGCTCCAATCGTTGAATTAGCTAATTTATCGCCAGTAATACTTCCTGCTAACTGAGCATTGCTAACAGTTCCAGACAAAGAGGCTGCTGGATAGTTTGTTGCATCAGAAAGGTTAAATGCTGGAGTAGCATCAGTCGCTCCCAGTGAAATACTGACCCCGCCAAGACTTACAGATGAGTTCGCTAATTTCGCATTAGTAACAGCAGAGTCAGCTATAGCGTCTGTGTCTACGGCATCATCAGCAAGTTCAGAACTGCCTACAGCATCAGCTCCTATCTGTGCATTTGTTATCGAATTTCCTGCAATCTTTACACCGGGAATATCACCGTCACTAAGATTTAATTTGGCATAAGTTACATTATTATCTGCTATTTTTACGGTTGTTACGGAATTACTTGCAAGCTTATCTGCCGTTACATTTAAGTCAGTTATTTTTGCAGTTATTACAGAATTAGTAGCTAAAGCTCCTGAGTCAACGGCGTTATTTGCTAGTTCACTTGCTCCAATAGCATTTGCAGCTACAGCATCCGCAGTAACAGAATCGGTAGCAAGTTTATCTGCATTAACAGCATCATTTTGAATCGTTGCAGTTGCCACTGAGTTGGCAGCAAAAGGTGTTGCAACTTTCGCAGCAGGTATATCTCC